AAAAGACCTCGCTCTTGCGCCCAAAACCAAAAGCCGAGAAGCCAACCGTGTTCTCATTCGTGAGAAAAAGTTGGCTAATCGATCGTTTAGAAGGTTTTGTGAGAGTGGCGGGAGGGTCTTTAGACCGGGGATTGATGTTGACTTCCAGGAAAGTATGGAAGACGACGGATTTTCTGGTTTTTCAAATGTTTTTGGTGAGAAGACGCACGGGCCGTCATCTCATGGTTTTATACCCAAAACCGGTATGCCCACCTTCATCGATCGTTCCGTTCCAGACACTCTAGGACAGCGCTCAGTAAATACTAAGAGCACCCCTGAGTCGTGGGACGACGATGAAGAAGACGGTCAAACCGATTCCCCTCGCATTGTCATTGACTTAATGCAAGAATCCATTCATCGACTGGACGACTACGTGAACTCGATTTCTGACAAACGAACCATTCAAGAAAGGTTGGTTAGTCTAAAGAATACTCGAGTTAACTGTCGCATTCGATCCTCAAAAAAATGGACTCACGCAGTCAACGTCATGGCAGAGTGTAGATCTCTGAAAGAGATCTTGGTACAGCAAAAACCGATCCCCGTCAGGGATCTTAATGCTGTAGACAAGATCGAGATACACGCTCTGTCTGTGCTATACGGGAATTTCAGGTACCTTTCCGGATTCGTCCCATATTGCGCGCCCCAACTCTTTGACAAGAATGAGTTGGACGACATTATGGAGAAACGCTTTGGTTCGATTGACCATCGCGATACAGATCCGATTTCCGAGACGGACGCACGGACTTTATTCTCGCAGTACTTAGCGAGAAAAGTCTGGGTCCATCACCCATGGACAAAACTCCAATCGGCTACTGAAGAGTTCTACAAGAGAACTGTTCATAACCCGATTAAGGAAGGCCGAGACGAGAGAGCAACGAACATAGCTCTCAGGGTACTCGACATCCTCATGGATATGGGTGACAAGGAAATCGATCAATATCGCGACGTCGAACCTGCCCCTGAGGCCTCATGTACTGAGAGGTCTAAACAAGAAGGGGGCAAGCGATTCGCCATGTTGTTCGGTGGGCGGCGGCAAACACATCACGTGAAACCTGTGTCGATCTACACAGGTGGGAAGATTCGAACGATCACAAAAGATTCAGTTGAATTCGTCAAATACAACTGGATCAATAAGTGGTTGGGAGCTCAGTTTAGGAAGCTCCCGTGTTCGATCTTCGGCGGTGATGTGGAGGAATGGTTCCGGAAGGTGGGAAAGGACTTTCTCAAGGGAAAGGGAAAGTTCGTAAGCGGAGATCTTGAATCCGCTACGGACTTGTTTGACGGCAGGATTTCATCTGCACTTCTTGATCGCCTGGCTGAAAAGCTCGGGTTAGATGCGAAGGAGATGAAATCGTTCACGACAGAAGCTTTGTTCAAGGTCTCTAAGAACAAGTTTCTCCGTCAAACGAGGGGACAATTGATGGGAAGTGTGTTAAGTTTCCCATTATTGTGCATCCTCTCTCTTACAGCTTATCTGTACGGACGCAAAGACGTCGGTAAGCTGTTTGACCAGAAGAAAGGCCGATCCTACCTTATGGCACTGAAATCCGTTGGCATCAATGGCGATGACATTGTCTTTAAAGCTGACAACAACGGGATCGAATCTTGGATGCGCGGTGTATCTGCTGTAGGTGGAAGAGTCTCAAGGGGTAAAACCCTTGTGAATGGAGACTACTTCACCGTGAACTCTGAACTTTGGAGTTCAACAGGCAAGATAAACTGCGTCCGGCCGAGTCTGATTACTGCCCTCACTGGCGATAATCGCTACTTTATTTCCCCACAGTACGAGTGGAAGGAATACAACAATACTCTTTTGTCCAGTAAAGCAAAGGACATCTTTAATATTGTTGAAAAGTTGCGGTTAAACGTCCCAAGGAGTATGGGCGGTATCGGACTCGTCAAAAGATTCGATCCTGTCGTCATGTTTGAAGCTTACAAACGTTGCGACGCGGATAGGGAATTTTCGCATGTTCAGGTCTTCTCAAAAAAGTATGAACAGGAATCTCAGGTAATTCGAGACGGGCTGAGCTGGCATGGACCACGTTATGAAACGTGGGTATCAAAAGAGAGCGCAAAAGCGTTTTCCAAGATATATTCCAGCACGGCATTCAACTTCCGTCTCAAACCAAATGAGATCCGGTTCTGCTTGACAATCTTGAGCAGAAATGACGTTTTCGACTCTAGTGCACTCGAGAGGTTCCGAACCCAATTCGAAAGAATCAGGTTCCCAAAAATGGAACAGCTCGAAGCACGATGGGCATTCTTCAAGGATCGCATTGTCTCAGAACTTGAGACTGACTACGATCTGTTGATGAACCGAGAGTTGAAAAAAGCGAAAATCCCTGTCAACTTAATCCGCGTGTACAACGGTCTTGTAACTGACAAGGTCAATGACATGATCGTCGAGGATGACAGGTATCGGTTGGATCGTGGTGCAAAGTGTTTCAC